AGCCGCTTTATTGGCTCGGGCAACTGGCGATCAACTCGACATGGTTAAGACCGCGTTAGGTTCACGTTCGATTGAATTTAATCCCGGAGAACTAATTGCACTCCGTGATAAATTTATCTCAGAAGTAGCAAGGGATGATGCAGCCATTAAACTGGCGGCTGGCAGTGGTATTGCCGGCCGCGTTAGGGTGCGTTTCTAATGGATATGATTCAAAGCTTAATCCGATCATTAGCGCCCACGCTTCCCCCTGTTGTGCATCAAAATTCAGGTATTCGATCTTTTACCGCCGCTGCTCAAGATAATTTGACCGCGGGCTGGTCTACAACAGACGACGGCATCAACAACGATTTATACAAACAGCTCAATGTATTACGCAATCGCTCGCGTGATCTAGCCAAAAATAACGATTATTCCCGTAAATACCTCTCTTTAATCAAAACCAATGTTGTAGGCAATACAGGCATTACTTTACAAGTAAAAGCCCAGCGCCCCGACGGTTCCATTGATGAACGTGATTCAAACGTATTAGAAAAAGCCTTTTCTGATTGGTCAAAAAAACAGCATTGTGATGTACGTGGCCAACTTTCTTGGTTAGAAATTCAAAACCTAGTGATTGAAACAATCGCAAAGGATGGCGAATGTTTAATCCGCAAAACCAGCACTGGAAAATACCGCTTTCAGCTTCAGTTGATAGACGCGGCTAAATTAGACAGCACTTACAATTTAGACCAAGGCAGTACGCATATCAGAATGGGTATTGAACTAGATCAATTTAATAGACCCGTTGCGTATCACCTGATTGTACAAGACGATTTGCTGGGCTATGTACATGCCGGTAGACGCTACCAGCGAGTGCCAGCCGATCAAATAGAACACCTATTTTTAACTGAAAATATAGAACAATTGCGCGGTATTCCATGGATGACCAGCGCAATGGCAAGGTTAAAAATGCTAGACGGTTATGAAGAGGCCGCTTTAGTCGCATCAAGAAACGCCGCATCAAGACTCGGGTTTTTTACCAGTGCAGATGCCACACCGCCACCTTTACATGACGGCGAAGAAGCGGACGGCGAAAAGTTCACCACAACAGCCCCCGGCACTTACGATACGTTACCAGACGGCTTTGATTTCAAACCTTTTGAATCAGAATACCCACATAAAAACCACGGCGATTTTATTAAAACAACCCTACGCGGCATTAGTGCTGGTTGGGGCGTTCCCTATCACTCATTAGCTAATGATTTAGAGGGCGTTAATTTTAGCTCGATCAGATCAGGCACTTTAGAAGAGCGTGAATACTGGAAAGTGCTGCAAGCTTTTTTAATAGAAAAACTTTGTACCCCAGTTTATTCGCAATGGTTATCTAATACCCTAGATTTTACCGATTTATTACCACTACCCGCTAATAAGATAGAAAAGTTTGACGCGGCAACCTGGCAAGCTCGCCGTTGGGCTTGGGTTGATCCATTAAAAGATATTAGGGCGATGGTAACGGCTAAAGACGAGAAATTAAAATCGCCTCAAAACATAATCCGCGAAATGGGTTTAGACCCTGAAACGGTTTGGGCTGAAATAGAACAATACGAACAGCGGTTTCCACAACCAACAGAAGAGGCCGATAATGCCAGCTAAAAAACCACAAACCCTACACCGCACCCTAGAAATAGACGGTGCAAGAGCCTTAGACGGTGACAGCCGATCGTGTGAATTATCATTTTCATCTGATATTGATGTGGAGCGTGGTTGGGGTGTTGAAATATTAGATCATTCGCCTGGCAGCGTGCGAATGGATATTCTTAATAACGGTGCACCTTTATTGCTAAGCCATGATCGTGATTATCAAATTGGCGTTGTTGAATCTGCCCGTATTGATTCAGTCAGCAACAAAGGAAAAGCCGTTGTTCGTTTTAGTCATTCGGCGTTAGGTTCTGAAATTATGAACGATGTTAAGGACGGCATTAGACGAAATGTATCAGTTGGTTATCGTGTACATGACATGTTTTTAGAGCGTGTTGACGGCAACAAAGAATATTTTAGAATCACAGATTGGCAACCATACGAGATTTCCATCGTACCCATCCCGGCGGATATGAGCATAGGAGTTGGGCGCTCTGAAGCAGAACAAACCCCCTTTGATATTAAACAATTTAGAAAACAGGAAACTATCATGTCAGATCCTATTGAAAAACCAGCAGCGCCTAAAGTAGACGTTGCAAAAGTTACAGAAAACGCGCGCGGTGCAGAACAAAGCCGTGTATCTGCTATTTTAGATATTGCAGGCCGTCACAATGCCCGTGATATGGCTGATGAATTTATCCGCAGCGGTAAGCCATTAGAAGAATTTAAAAATGCCGTGTTAGAAAGAACACTAAAACAACAAGGCGCAGCAACAGCAGACACGCCAACAATCGGCATGAATGAAAACGAAGTGAAGCAGTTCTCTTTTGTTAGAGCCATTGCAGCACTAGCCAACCCAACTGACCAAGGCGCACAAAAAGCAGCAGCCTTTGAATTTGAATGCTCACGTGCAGCAGCAGCAAAACAAGGCAAAGAATCACAAGGTTTATTTGTACCAGCTGACGTATTACAGCGTGATTTAACAGTAGGCGTTGGGGCAGATGGTGGTGATACCGTTGGCACAGATATGCTGGGATCAAGCTTTGTTGATTTGTTACGCAATTCAACAGAAGTGATGCAGCGTTCACGTATTTTAAGCGGCTTAAATGGCAACATTGCAATCCCACGCCAAACAGGCGGCGCAACAGCTTATTGGGTTGGCGAAAATGGCGCACCCACAGAAAGCGGCCAGGCATTTGATCAAATTTCTTTATCGCCTAAAACAGTCGGCGCTTTTGTAGATTTTAGCCGTAAATTATCGCTACAGAGTTCAATTGATGTTGAATCATTTGTCCGTGGTGATTTAGCACGTGTATTAGGTTTAGAGATTGATCGTGTAGCAATCAACGGTTCAGGAGCTTCTAATCAGCCAACAGGTATTTTAAACACGACAGGTATCGGTTCAATTGTCGGTGGTACAAACGGCCTAGCGCCAACATTCGCACACATGATCGGGCTTGAAACAGAAGTAGCGATTGATAATGCCGATGTAGGTAGCTTGTTTTATATGGTTAATGCAGCAACACGCGGCAAGTTAAAACAAACAGAAAAAGCATCAAGTACCGGACAATTTATCTTTGATGATAATTCAATCAACGGCTATCAAGCTTTAGTCACTAATCAAATGCCTAGCAACCTAACTAAAGGTAGTTCGGTGGGTGTTGCATCAGCAGCCGTCTTTGGCAACTTGTCTGATTTAATCATAGGCATGTGGGGCGGTCTTGATCTTATGGTTGATCCATATTCAGGGTCTACAGCAGGCACAGTAAGAGTAGTAGCACTTCAAGATATTGATGTTGCGGTACGCCATGCTGAAAGCTTTGCAGCTATGAAAGATTTACTAACAGCATAATCTTATCCCAAGGCCACGGACGGCCACCCTTTAATTAATGAGGATTAAACCATGATTGATGGTATTAGAATCACAAGAAACACGGTTATCAAAGGCCAAGAAGTAGAAAAAGATGAAGAGCTATTAGTCCCCGACCAGTGCAGCGAAAAAGACGCGCGGTTTTTGATTAATATTAAAAAAGCGGTTGATATTTCTGATGTTGAAGCAATTGAAGATGTTGAAGCAATTGAAGAAGACGACGAAGACGAAGATTAAATGAAACTAACAATGCTATTGCTGATTATGTTTTTAATGGTGCTTTTGTTAAACGGTTGCGGTGCAATCTATCAATACAAGCGTGCAGCAGAATCATGTCAACTGAGCATTTATTCATTTAGAGAAGTCGGCAAAGGTGAAGTTATTGTTGAAGATTGCAACATAAACAGCGGCGCTTCAGAGCTAACAAGCAATACCGATGCACTACAGGCCATTATAAAAATAGTCAGTAAATTACCATGAGAGCAGCAGGGATTATGCCGGAACAGACGATAAAAGCAGTAGTAGAAAGCAGCGCCGGTTATTTATGGTTTGTTTTTATGGCGATATGGGGCGGAACAGCTTCGTATGTTAGTCGATTAAAAAAAACCCGGAGTGCATTTTCTATTGTTGAATTAGTAGGCGAATGGTCAATCTCTGGTTTTTCTGGAATTGTAACGGCCTATATTTGCACCTCGTTAAAGTTAGATTTTTACATAACAGCAGCGGCGGCGGGTATAGCAGGGCACATGGGCGGACGTGGCATCTATCTTATAGAACTTTATTTTCAAAAAAGAGGTAAGGCTTTTATGGGCAACTCAGAAAACAGCAACGATAAAAGCGAATAAAACAAGGTAAAAACATGCAACTAAAACGAATATTTAAAGATGGAACGCTAGATCATTTAAAAGTGATCCGCACCTCCAAAAAACAAAACTTTTCCCAAAAGATCATTAATGAGTTTATTAGTGATGGTGTTCTGCTTATGGGTAACGGCCAGCTGGTTATTACAGCAAAACCAGCCAACCTAACTTATAACATTATCAGATCGCCTGGTTATTACTGTTGTTTTGATCATAAAAAACTAGCCGATGAAGCCGCTTGTAAAAAATACATAGCTGATAACTTCAAAGGTAAACAATCACCCGACCAAAATAATCCGCTGGGCTATCGAAAAGATAACTTTTTTGCATGTGAATTAGTAGGGGAAAAATAATGGCTGATCAAGTTTTTAATATCGGTTTAGGGCGTGTTACAGAGTTATATAACCGTGTAGACACCAACGACCCCGCAAACAGTGCATTAATTGTAGTTGTTTTAGCAACAGCAGGGCTTGAATCTGATGCTGTTCTTAAAGATAAAGACACCCTAACAGATTTAGTTACGGGTACAACGGCTGAGGTAACTAACAGCGGTTATGCCAGAAAGGTTTTAACCGATGCTGATATTGTCGCCTTTACCCCAGATGATACTAATGATCGAGCTGATTTGGATATTCCAGATCAAGTGTGGACAGGTGTAGCAGCTGGTGATGGTTTTAGTCGATTTGTAGTGTGTTATGACTCAGATACTACCGGCGGAACAGATGCCAATATAGTGCCATTAACCGCCCATGATTTTGTAGTAGTGCCAGACGGTACAGACGTAACTGCACAAATTGGCGCTACTGGGTTTTTTAGAGCGTCTTAGTAAATTAATCAGGAATAACAATGGCTTTTGATAGAACAAACCCGATACACCTGCAAGCATTAAAAGATGAGCAAGCTAACGATCCAATCAACATGGG